CGCGCCTTATACTTACCAGCAGGGCCAAAACAAGATGTGGGATCGTCGTACGAAATACGACTTTTATTGGCCCACTCTTGCAAATCTCGGTGAGCAAGCGGTCAAAAATAAAGAAATCTTCGCTCAAGGTACTTCAGCCGACGATGGAATCTTTGGATACCAAGAACGCTGGGCCGATTATCGCAATAAGTTCAGCGAAATTACCGGCCAATTTCGTTCTGACTTTCCGCAAACTCTCGATTCCTGGCATCTCTCCCAGAAATTCGACACCCTTCCTACTCTCGGAGAAGATTTCATCGAAGAGAAACCTCCTGTAGATCGCGTAATCGCCGTTCAATCGGAATCCGGCTATCCGCAATTCCTTATGGATTTCTATTTCAAACTTCACTGCACCCGGCCCATGCCTACTTGGTCTGTGCCTGGTCTTACGAGGATGTAATTATGTTCGGCGAACTTTTAGGAGGCGTACTCGGAGGGGCAAGTTCACTTGCCACCTCCGCGTTCAATGCTAACCAGCAGAAAATAGCCAATAGGCGGATGATGGATTTCCAAATGGAAATGTCCAACACCGCCCACCAAAGGGAGGTGGCCGATTTAAAGGCCGCCGGCTTAAATCCGATCCTTTCCGCAACTGGTGGAAATGGATCTTCTACTCCCCTTGGCACTAATACCACTCAGCCAGGTTCTGATGCTGGAGCATCAGCCCTGCAGGCAGCCAACGCCATCACTTCGCTAAAAACGCAAGGCGCGCAAGCGGCTTTGCTTGATCAGCAAACGATGACCGAAGCTACGAAGCAGCAAGATTACATGGCTTCTGCTCAGCAGAAGCACCAACAGACCGAAGGCATTCAATTATCGAATGCTCTCGCAAAGGGCACCTTGTCCGGTAAGCTTAGTTCCGAGAATCTCGAGAACGAGCTTAAATCCATCAAGGCCAAAAACGACAAAGAGTACTTTAATTACGATTCGACTATGCGTCGAATTAACCAAGCCGCCCAGACTTCCGCTTATGGTGCCTCCGCGATCGGAGACATCATGAGCATTATTCCGGGCGGCTCTGCTTTCAAAAAAATGCTTAAAATGCCTTCAATGAAATAAATTCAAGGAGAATTTATGAAAAAGAAACTTACCTTCCGTACGCAATATGACACTATGCACGTTAAACCAGGCCTTACCTTCCGGCCGGGGAAAACCCAGCCCCATCATGCCGAAGAGGTAGATATCAACAATATCGTGGCCCGTTTTAACCGTACTGGCGAGCTCCCTACGCGTTCAAATGAGCCGCCTCAATACCTAGACCTACTCCTGGCTCCAAAGTCGCTCCAAGAAGCCCAGGATCGCTTAATCGCAGCCCGCGAAAATTTTGCCCGCCTACCTTCCGAGGTAAGGGCGGAATTTCGCAATTCTCCAATCGAGTTCTACGACCGTGTAACCAAAGGTGACACTGACGCATTGCGTGTACTCGAAAAAGCCGGTTTAGCTACCCCTAAAGGGGAGAAAACCGAAAAACCTCAAGCAAAGCAAGAGGTTAAAGAGCAGAAGCCGGAGGCTGACGCGAAGCAGGGAACATAGCATCACTTGGTGTATATGTTCCCAACGAGAGAATTTAGAAAACTTAACATTCTCTCACGTGAGCCCCCTGAAAGGACTTGACTCCCTGAGTAAGGGGGCCTCACACTAAAAAAATGAAAAAACGCCACAGACCCAATCAAAAAAAATCCGTAAAACTTTTCAACAAAACCGCCCCCAAGGTACATCCGAAAAATAGCATCATCTCCACTGGAACGATGCGGGGTGGTATTCGCTTCTAAAAGGATTTATGAAGTGCCTTTTCCCGCTTACCGGTCTCCGATCCATAAAAAAGAATCCAGAGACGGGAAAAAGGCCCGTAATCCTCTCGAGCAACCCTAAGGAAGGTTACACCGACCAAAAGCTCGAGCTTCCCTGTGGCAAATGTCTTCATTGTCGAATCAACCGCACTCGCGAATGGGCCATTCGCGCATCCCATGAGGCCGCGTTACATCCGGCCGATCAAAATCACTTCGTACTTCTTACGTACGACAATCAAAATTTACCCGCCGATGGCGGAGTAAATAAAACTCATGTAAAAGAATTCCTTGACAGAATTCGCTCAGATTGCCGCTATCGCGGCAAAAACTCTCCCCGTACCTTTGGCTGTGCAGAGTACGGTTCCAAAACAAGCCGACCCCATTACCATATAAATATCTTCGGTTTACAACTAGACGACTTAATATATCTAAAAAATCTAAACAAAAACAAATTATACACGTCTCAATACCTCACCGAAAAATGGCAACTCGGCGCAGTTACACTCTCTCCGTTCTCTCATCTCACAGCCCAGTATACGGCTAAATATATAATCAAGGCCCTCTGGGCCGCAGATACGCAGGTTGGGGGTTCGGGGGAAGCGTGCCAACAACTTCCCCCTGAAAGTCGCGTAGCGACCTCTACTCATCCTGGACTAGGCGCACAATTCTTGGATCGATATGCAGAAAGCATCGTCGCTCTCGGCGCATGCGAAATCGATGGAGCGCTGGCACCGATCCCTAGCTATTACAAAAAACGCCTAGAAAAAAATCATCCAGAACTTTACAAAAAATTATTGCAAAGTAACCATAAAATGGTTACGAAACTAGCACGACAAGAAGACAAAACGGTACCCACCTGGGTAGCGTTATCTTCAAACTTCACGCGATCACTCGTAATCGAGGAAGTCGCAATACTTAACCAAGAAAGAAAAAGGAAAAATGAAGATTAAAACTTTCACCATCTACGATCGCGTTCTCGACGATCACACCACTCTTTTCACCGCGCAAAATGAAGGCATGGCAGTACGTACCGTCAATCAAATGCGCAAAAATCCGAATCACCCTTTAAATGAGTATCCTGAAGAAATGGATCTCTACGAAGTAGGTGAATTCGATACCTCTACAGCACTTTTATCCCCAAAATTAGCTAGAAAAATTGGCTCGCTTAAATCCTTGGAGGTTCAACGTGCCCAAGAAGCCCAAGTATCACCAATTCACGGTTAAAATTATGCGAGCCCCTCCGGGGGCTCCGCCACTTAAAATAAAACGACTTGACGAAGGACAGTCGAGAAGAAGAGCATTTCATGATCTAGAATTTCAAATTTTTACTCTCTTGGACCAAACAATCCTTGAGGTACCAGATTTTAATTCTGGATTCGAATGCACTAGTTTTCCCGCTGACGGAAAACAACCAGATTTGTTTACCTATAAACCAAGGATGAAAAAGAAAAAATGATGCAAAATAATATGATGCCCCGAATTGCAGGGCATTCTTTTCAATCAGTACCATCGCAAAAAATCGAAAGATCTGTTTTCGACAGATCTCACACTAGGAAAGGAACGATGGCCGAAGCTGGCTATCTAATACCGATTTATGCAGACGAAGTTCTCCCCGGTGACACCTTCAAAATGGAGTGCACCTCGTTTCTACGCTTGGCTACGGGCCTTACGCCCTTCATGGACAACCTCGACCTGGACATCCACTTCTGGTTTGTACCTAACCGTCTCCTCTGGGAGAATTGGAAACGTTTCATGGGTGAGCAAGACAACCCAGGAGATTCCACCGATTTCCTCATTCCACGACTTTCCGCACCGTCTACAGGCGGCGGAGCAGCTTTCGGCAGCCTTTGGGACAATATGGGCCTTCGCCCCGGCATTAATTCGCTCGCGGCGAACTCTCTTCATTTCCGTGCCTACAATTTCATCTATAACAGCACTTACCGGGATCAGAACCTTCAGGACTCTGTTCCGATGCCACTCGATGATGGCCCAGATACCTATGCCGATTACACTCTCCTTCGGTCAGGCAAGCGTCACGATTACTTTACCTCTGCCCTACCTTGGCCGCAAAAAGGGCCAGCAGCCACTCTCCCGCTCGGCACCTACGCACCTGTAATTGGCTTCGGTAAAGTAAATCAGACTGCCGACTTAACCAATGTAGCTGTTTTCGATTCAGCTGGCGAAAACCCGACCTATGCCTTTGCCACTAACGTAAACAATACCGATTATAAGTTACAGTGGTCTGCCGCATCGGGTGGTTACCCGATGCTGAGAGCTGATCTCTCCGATGCAGCCTCTGCAACAATCAACTCTTTAAGGGAAAGTTTCGCTCTTCAACAGCTCTTGGAAAGAGATGCTCGTGGCGGTACCCGTTATACCGAGTTAGTGTTCTCGCATTTCAACGTGGTCATTCCCGACCAGCTCTACCGCCCAGAATATTTAGGCGGTGGAACGGTTCCCTTGAAGACCACCGTTATTCCACAAACCTCGGCAACGGCCAGTGGAGATACTCCGCAAGCGAACCTCGCCGCAATGAGCACTGCCTCTCACGGAGGAATTGGTTTTACCAAATCCTTCGTTGAACACGGTGTTCTCTTAGGCATCATTCGTGCTCGCGCGCCTTATACTTACCAGCAGGGCCAAAACAAGATGTGGGATCGTCGTACGAAATACGACTTTTATTGGCCCACTCTTGCAAATCTCGGTGAGCAAGCGGTCAAAAATAAAGAAATCTTC